GTTCCCGCATCGCTTGACGCGTTTATCAACACTATTGAGAACCTAGAAGTAGTGGACAGCGAGCCGGCAACTTTTACCGTGCCGGAACTATCCGGCGACAGTTAGCAGAGCTTCTATTACACACGGGCTGGTGGCCCCCAAGTGTAGACTTTGAGTTACCAGACTTAGCCACCGTCATAGATGTACTCGAAAGGCAGCGTAAACAAAATGCCCGCTAGCGCGTCTTATCAGGTTTACGGTATCCAAGAGGCTTTAGCGGAAATAAACAAAGTTGACCGCGTTTTACGCCGGCAGATTACTAAAGACATTCAGTCTGGCGCTGGCACCAAACTTGTGACCGCGGCCCGCTCGTTTATCCCGCCCGCTAGCCCGCTATCGCGCATGGTAAATGGCAACATGATTAAAGGCCGCGACGGTACCGGGTGGAAACGTGAGCGCGTCCTAGCAGGTATTCGCACCGTGGTTGGCAAACGTGGCCAGCGTGCCCGCACTGTAAGGTTCTCTAACGGCCGTACAGCCGATTTTAAGGCGACGCAATACCAGTTGCTTGTACTACAGCAACGCGACGTTGCCGGCGCTATCTGGGACCACGCAGGCATCAGAGGTGGCGGCCAATTTGTTACTAATCTTTTGGCTGAAGGCGAGCACGTCGGCCCCGCAGCTGCGCCCCGCGCATTGCAACCAGCCGCCGAAAGTGTGCTACCCGCCGTCGAGGACGAGGTAGGCAAGATAGTTGAGCGCGTTATGACTATTGTTAACCGTAACCTCGTACAAACTAGGACGCGCTAACCATGGCTATCAACATTCCGATTATTTCAAGCCTAAACACTAAAGGTTTTGACGCAGCCAAAAAAGAGTTTGCAAGCCTGCAAGGTTTCGGCGCCAAAAGCGGGTTTCTACTTAAGAACGCTATGGTGCCCGCCGCTGGCGCAGTTACCGCATTGGCTGGCGGTTTGGCTATGGCCGCTAAGGCCGCTATTGCCGATGAGCAGAGCACCAAACTTTTAGAAACGCAGCTGCGCGCCACGCTTGGGCCTAACCAAGCACTTGCCGACTCTATGGCCGACTTTGTTGACCAGACACAATTAGCGAGCGGTGTAGCCGACGACGAGTTACGCCCCGCGCTTGCTGGTTTAGTGCGGTTTACTGGCGATGCAGCCAAGGCACAAGAGCTTCTAAACCTTTCCGTAGACGCGTCTATAGCCACGGGCAAGGACTTAAGCGCAGTCAGCACCGCTATTGGCAAGGCTTACGACGGCAATTTCACGGCACTAAAAAAGTTGGGTGTACCGCTCGACGAGAACATTATTAAAACTAAAGACTTCAAGGCAGCACAAGAGGCACTTACCGCACAGTTTGGTGGCGCGGCCGCAGCCAACGCAAACACCTATGCCGGCCGTTTGCAGATACTCAAAATACGTTTTGACGAAATGGTAGAAAGCATCGGTTACCGCGTGCTACCTATCCTTGGCAGACTGCTCGACGAGGTAGACAAGCTCGTAACCATTATGGACGAGCGCGGTCTAGGCGGCGTAATAGGAGAACTTGGTAGCCGTCTACGTCGTTTTGTTGACCCGGCACAAGCAGTCTTAGACGTACTACAAAAAAACACTAAAGAGACCGAAGGCTTCGGCGGCAAATTAAAGCAGGTTGGTTTTAACGTCGCTAACTTCGGGTCGAGCATTATCAACTTGGGTAGCGCGATAACGGGTAACAGTTTCCGTCTAGGCAAACTACAAACCGACCTAGACAAAACCAATGAAGGCTTAGCGCTCGCCTACGCCAACACCCGCGCATGGTCAGAAACCATACTTCAACTTGACCAAGACCAGAAACGCGCCAACTACCAAAAAGCCGTAGACATTGAACAACAACGCATAGCCAACGCCGAAATAGCCAAAAGCACTGCCAGCACCAACAAGGCCAGCGAAGCAGCCAAGCGCGCCGCAGCTGCAAACGCTAAACACACCGAGTCGGTGCGCGCACTCAAAGAGGCATACGACGACGCGGTACAGACAGTTAAAGACCAGTTCAGCCCCGCGCTCATGCGCGCAAATGACCAGTTAACCAAGGCAACCGACACCTACAACAACTTCTACAACGCAACCGCCGACGTAGTGCGCGGCATATTCAATGTTGGTGACGCATGGACAACAGCAGCCGACAGCGAAGGCGCAAAAACCTTTTTTGGTGTACTCGACGAGCAAGCCGACAAGGCCAGCAAACTTGCTATTGGCATAGAAAAACTTATAGAAGCCGGGCTAGATGACCCCGCACTACTGCAACAAATACTTAGTGCCGGCGCAGACGTTGGGCTAGAAATTATTAACGGTTTGCTTGCCGGCGGTAAAGCGTCCATAAACCGTCTGGTAGGTATCTCTACAACAATTAACGCAGCGGCCGACCGTATCGCCAAGTTAACGGCAGACAAGTGGTACCAGTCGGGTATTGACCAAGCCCAAGCGATAGTAAACGGCGTTAACAGCGTCATTGCTAACACTGAGTTTTTGCTTAGGTTTGCGCTTGACCCGCAGAGCGTCACCGAAATTGGCCAGCAATTAGACGCAAGCCTTGGCACCGTGTTTGGTGGCGGCGCAGCACCAGCACCAGTTACCAACCCGTTCGGCCCGATACTCGGCAGCATCAATGCCAGCCCAAATATGGACGGCAGCCGTGTAAGCACTTCTAATGTGACTATTAACGTCCAAGGCGGTGACCCGAACGCAGTAGTAAGCGCGCTACGTGCCTACATGCGCACAAACGGCAGTGTGCCTATTCGAGTAAGTAACGCGTACTAATGGCCGTACAAAGTTTTGTTGTTGACATAGAAGGCGCCTCTGGTACGCCGGCTATTACGTTAAGCAATGTTCAGAGCATCAATTTTAAGACTGGCCGCGAGCGACAGTTAGACCAGTATTCAAGCCTAAGCGGCACTATTGTTGTGCGCCAACCGACAGCGCCTAACTCAGTTATTAAGCCCGGTTCAACTGTCAAAGTCACATGGGACGACGGCGGTATATATCGCAGCCAATTTTCGGCCAGCATTTCTAACGTCCAATTTACTTACGGCATACCGTACGTTGGCTCTACGGGCAACGCCGACTATTTAACTATTAGTCTCGAAGGCTATTTAGCGCGCTGCGGTAGAAGTAGCGGCGAAAATTACGCCATGGCAGCCGGCACGATTTCGGCGCAAGCCGCAGCGGCAAGCACGGCCAGCGGTCTTACTATCAACTATTCGAGCAGCGGCACGGGGCCAGACATGGCGGCAACAACCGTAAGCGGCACTTGGGGAGACTGGATAAATAGCGCTTGCATTACAACTAACGGCCGTATGCGCGAGGCTTTTAACGGCGTTTCTTTGTTTTCGCCATTTGGTGCACAAGTAGCGAACATTAACTTTAGCGACACCACAAACAACGCCAGTTTCCAAGTGTACGACAACATCGAGTTTGCTAGTTACGCCGACAATTTTTATAGCCAAGTCACCGTAGACCCCGAGTCTTTTGCAGCTCAGACCGTCCAAACAGGCGTTAAACCATTTCGCACGTACACGGTTAACACACTTAACGCGTCCACGTCGCAAGCCACCGACTACGCCAACTATCTGCTTAATAACTTTACGGCCGCGCCATTAGCCATTTCGTCTTTTTCTTGTTTAGCCAACGCCCAAAACTCTTTTAAGTTATGGAACCTAGCCACTAGCGGCGGTTCTTTAGAAATAGGCACTTGTGTTGGCGCTCAAGTAAGCGTGGCTTTTCGAGGCACTACCTACCAGTGCATTATTGAAGGCGCAGCGTTCAGCGCGGTACCTGGCGAGGCTCGATACACCTACTACGTATCGCCAGTAGACCAAAACGCCTACCTAATCCTTGACAATGCTACTTTTGGCACACTTGATTTCAATAGACTGGGGTACTAATGGCGACAGCAACTAACTTACCGGCAGCACAAACCACGGGCAACGTCCTAACCGCTGCATACATGAACGATTTGCGCGGCGCGTTTCGTGTACTCCAGTTCAAGTACATAGACACGACAACACAAGTAACCAGCGCATCAGCTACTTACGTAGATTTAGGTTTAGAAATTTCTATAACACCCCAATCAACAAGTAACAAAATTTTTCTTTTGGCCACTACTGCAATGAGAGCTTCAGGTGGGGCTATGGACATTCAGACCCGTTTTCTGCGCGCTGGTAGTTCCATTTTTTTCGGTGTTCAAGGTTTTTTCCAAAGCGGCGATGGCACCACGCCATCAATGATGTATTTAGACAGCCCAAACACGACAAGCGCCACAATCTACAAAGTGCAAGGCTCACGAAACTTCGGTTCAGGTACTGCACTTTTTCAAGCTAATGGAAGTGTTACTAGTAGTTTTATAGTTGCGGAGATTTCAGCATGATTTACGAACCAACACCAATGCATCAACTATTGCTAGACAACGGCTACACCGATGGTTGGGCAATGACAGAAGAAACTCTTATTTTGTGGGAACACGACGAAGACCCACCAGCACCACTAACACGACCAAAGGCAAGCGATGTGGTGGCGGATTAGTTTCGTAGCGCTTTTGTTTGCGTCAATCCTTGTAGCGTGCGGAGACCGTGAGCGCGTCAACTGCCCGCGCACCAAGAATAAAGCCTTGCGCGCAGAAACAACAATAACCGTGGACACCGCCAGCCTTGGCAGTACTCGAATACTGGCCGACAAATGCCTATAATCCCGCCACCGCGCCACCCCGAAAGAATGACCAGCGAGCAAATTAAAGCCCGCCTTATCTTTGTGGTTGCTTGCGCGCTGTCGCTTACTTTTGTCGTTGCCACCATGTCGCTCATATACGGCCTGCTATTTGTGACCCAGCCGCTCGACGTCAGCGATAACGACAAAAGCGCGTGGGCAACATTGCAACCGCTTTTGCTATTTCTGACCGGTTCACTTGCTGGCCTATTGAGCGCAAACGGTCTAAAAGACAAACCGAAAGACAAACCAGAGTGAAAAGCACCAAGTACACCATTACCACCACACCCCAAGCAATAGCCCCAATACGCAACAACTACCGCGCCATATACATACACGTCATCGGTAACGGCATCGTTTACCTAGGCGGCCAAACAGTCACCATCGCCGACGGCACAACAACCGAAAAAGGCGCAGTTCCATTAAAGATTTACATACCAGCCGGCGAAACCGTCTACGCACTAGTCGAGTCCGCTACCGAAGATTTGCGCGTACTTGACTCGTCAAACTAACCGAAAGACAAAACCCATGAACAACGACGACAAAAAAGGCCTACTCAAAATTGTGCGCGAAGCAGCTGCAAAACTCTTAACACGCATTGCCGACATGATTAGCCGGCCATGAACTA